ATCGAAAATGATTACAAGTATGCTCGTGAGAATCTCTACAATCTCGTGGAGAGAGGGCAAGATGCAATTGATGGTATCTTAGAACTTTCCAAAGAAACTGAACACCCACGTGCCTACGAAGTGGCAGGGCAGTTAATCAAGACAGTATCTGATACTGCTGAAAAACTATTAGACATACAAAAGAAATTAAAAGATTTAGAAAAAGAAGACGAGCAACAAAAGATAGGAACACAACATAATCATTTATATGTTGGTTCAACAAGTGAGTTACAAAAGTTTCTGAAAAAGAATAAAGATTAAACATGCAAGCTAAAAACGAAGGATATCTTGGTAATACTCAGGTTAAACGTGCTGGTGTAGAGACTAAGTATACCGATGAGGAGATGCAAGAGTACATTAAATGTACTCAAGACCCTATTCATTTCATAGAAACATACACACAAATTATATCATTAGACGAAGGTATGGTTCCCTTTAAACTTCGTGGATATCAAGAAAGTCTTATAAAACATTATGATGCTAATAGATTTAGTGTTGTACTTGCATCACGTCAGAGTGGTAAATCAATCACATCTTGTGCGTATCTTCTTTGGTATCTACTATTTAATCCAGAAGTTACAGTGGCCGTTCTTGCTAACAAAGGTGCAATTGCAAGAGAGATGATTGCACGTATCGTAACCATGTTAGAATCTGTTCCATTCTTTTTACAACCAGGCGTAAAGATACTGAACAAAGGTAATATTGAATTCGGTAATGATAGTAAAGTTGTCGCAGCCGCAACTTCTTCAAGTTCGATTCGTGGTATGTCAATTAACATGCTATATCTTGATGAGTTTGCTTTCGTAGAAGATGCAGAAACCTTCTACACTGCTACATATCCTGTTGTTACCTCTGGTAAAGACACAAAAGTTATTATCACATCTACTGCAAATGGTGTGGGTAATATGTTCCACAAAATATATGAATCAGCAATTCAAGGAAACTCAGAGTATAAATCATTTCTGATAAATTGGTATGATGTTCCTGGCAGAGATGAAGCATGGAAAGAACAGACGATTGCTAATACTTCAGAAGCTCAGTTCGAACAAGAGTATGGCAATAGTTTCTTGGGCACAGGTAATACACTGATTAATTCTGAAACTCTCTTGGGTTTAATGTCAAGTACCCCAAATTGGTCCAAAAACAATGTTAACGTATATGAAAGACCAATTGAGAAACATCAATATGTATGCACTGTAGACGTTTCTAAGGGTCGTGGATTAGACTATTCAACTTTTAGTATTTTTGATGTAACATCAAAACCATTTAAACAAGTTTGTACTTATAGAGACAATACAGTGAGTCCGATGATATACCCAGATTTACTAAATAAGTATTGTAGACCTTACAATGATGCATTAATTATAGTAGAAAATAATGCTGAAGGGTCTATGGTTGCAACTCAATTGCACTATGATATAGAATATCCAAATGTTTTTGTTCAAGGAATGACAAAAGCAGATGATATTGGAGTAACAATGACTCGTAAAATTAAACGAATCGGTTGCTCAACAATGAAAGAGTTGTTAGAAGAGAACAAGTTATCGGTGGTAGATAGAGCAACGATAACAGAATTAATGACTTTTATAAACAAAGGCGTATCATTTGAAGCAGATAAAGGCTATAATGATGATATGGTGATGAATCTAGTACTATTCTCTTGGTTTATTACAACAGACTTTTTTTATAATTTAACAGAAACACAGGTAAAGGATTTACTGTACTCTGAACAGCAAAAAATGATTGAAGATGATTTGTTGCCACCAGGAGTATTTGGTACCGACAACTTAGAGACTAATTCATTTGTAGATGCAAATGGAGATAGATGGTATGCAGAGCAGTAAGATTTTGATTTATATAAATAAAACAGTAGAACTTTTACAATAACAGGAGAAAAGTATGGCATTTCAAGTTTCACCAGGCATTGAAATCAAGGAAATTGATTTATCGAATGTCGTTCCAGCAGTTTCCTCAACAATAGGGGCATTTGCTGGTGTATTTCAATGGGGTCCTGTTGATGAAGTAAAAACAGTTTCAAGCGGATTAGAATTAGTAGAAGAGTTTTATCAACCTGCTAATACAGATGCTGGTTCTGAAGACTTTTATACAGCAGACTCATTTTTAAGATACGGTTCAGCACTTAAAGTTGTCAGAATGGCAACATCAGGTTTGTTCAGTGCAAACGACGCTGGAGCAGCTGCATCTTTATTAAAGAATGAAGACGATTACGAAGAAAACTATAGAGACGGAAGTCTTAACGGAACAGTAGGTAAGTATATAGCTAAATATGCTGGAGCATTAGGTAATTCACTAAAAGTATCAGTTTGTGCCTCATCAAACGCATACTTCCATAGTGGTGTTGACTTAGTCAACGATGCTAACGCAGACCTTGGCGATACTGTAGTTACAGTTGATGACGGAACAAAATTCACAGTCAGAGACGTAATCAAGTTTTCAGGTCACGCAACAAAATATAGAATCACAGGAATCAGTTCAAACGATTTAACTATTGCTTCTTTAAACACACCTACATCAGGTGGTTTAACATCTGCTGTAGCAGACGATGAGTCAATAGATAGATTTTGGGAATTCCATGATTTATTTGACAAAGCACCAGGAACATCATCATCTGCATCATTAGTTGGTGCATCTAACGATGAAATTCACTTAGTCGTAGTTGACGAAGATGGATTATTTACTGGTACACAACACACAGTTTTAGAAACATTTGGTTTCTTATCTTTGGCATCAGACGGTAAAAATGCTCAAGGTCAATCAAATTACTACAGAAACGTATTAGAAAGAGAATCAAAATACGTTTACTGGTCAGGTCACGATGTTGAAATCGTAACACCTGCAACAGATGACAGAACATTAGAAGAATCAAAAACAACTGCATTCTTAAGACCAGACAAAGTGAAGAACAGTTCACTATCTGGTGGTGCGAATGGTAGAAGTAAAGTTGCTGGTGATTTTGAATCAGCAATGGATAAATTCTTTGCAGATTCAGAAACAGAATCATTAGACTTTATCATAGTAGGTTCAACAAGAACTGATGACGGTACAGGAACAGACCAAGATACAGTAACAGACCATAACACAATCGTTAACAAAGCAATTCAAATTGCAGAATTAAGAAAAGATTGTTTAGTTGTTGCTTCACCAAGAAAAACATCAATTGTACATCAGACTTCAGAGTCAACACAATTAACAAACGTTAAAGCAGACTACAATAGTGTAACTTCAAGTTCATATGCAGTTCTTGACAGTGGTTGGGTATATCAATACGATAGATACAACGACAAGTTTGTATGGGTTCCAGGAAATGGACACACTGCTGGTCTTATGGCAAGAAGTGACTTATTACAAGACCCATGGTACTCACCCACTGGTTTCTCAAGAGGTCAATACTTAGGTATAACAAAACTTGCTTTCAATCCAAAGAAAGCAACAAGAGACGAGTTATATCGTGCAAGAATCAACCCAATCGTAACATTCCCTGGACAAGGTACAGTGTTATTTGGTGACAAGACAGCATTAACAGTTCCAAGTGCATTCGACAGAATTAACGTAAGAAGATTATTCATAGTACTAGAAAGAGCAGTGGCACTTGCCGCTAAAGCACAGTTGTTCGAATTCAACGATGCATTCACAAGAGCTCAATTCAGAAGTGCTGTAGAACCATTCTTAAGAGATGTTAAGAACAGACGAGGTTTAGTAGACTTCTCAGTAGTTTGTGACGAAACAAACAACACTGATTCAGTCATAGATAGAAATGAATTTGTATGTTCTATCTTCATTAAACCTGCAAAATCAATCAACTTTATTACTTTGAACTTTGTAGCATCTAGAAGTGGTGTAGAGTTTGAAGAATTATACGGAGCAGTTTAAGGAGAAATAAATGGCAACTATAGACCAATTTAAAGCACAACTCTTAGGTGGCGGACCTAGAGCAAATAGATTTAGAGTTTTCTTACCAAGAAGTGGTGATAAAATCGAATTTCTATGTCAGGCTGCTCAGATTCCTGCCGCTCAGGTTGGTGTAATTGAACAACCGTTCAGAGGACACGTTCTTAAACTCGCAGGAGACAGAACATTTGAACCTTGGACAGTTACAATCATAAACGATGTAGAGTTTAGTGCAAGAACTGCCTTAGAAGCATGGCAAACAGACATACAAGAATTAGATTCTGGTGAAGGTATTACTTCTTTAGATTATCTTGTAGACAGAGCATTTGTCGAACAATTAAATAAAGACGATTCAGTGTTAGCAAGATACGAATTCTTTAACATGTTTCCAACAAGTATTGGTGCGATTGACTTAAGTTATGAGAACACCGACGCCTTGGAGACATTCGATGTTGAATTCCAATACTCACACTGGAACAGAGTCGTTTAATTTAGGTTTAAATAGCACCCTTAATAGGGTGTTATAAATATTATTATGGAAATTTTTGGGTTTGAAATTACTCGTAAGAAAGACGAGTTAAGAGAATTAGATGTAGAAAAGAGGTCAGCTCCTTCTTTTGTC